ACCTAAACTAGCCAGCTACTTGCATGACTGCATAACAGCTACCCCAACCGCAGTATCAGTCGACTTTTATGCCAGCAAGGTAGTTGAGGAAAGCACAAGACGCAGACTTAGTGCTACTGCTGCCATAATCAGCGAGTCTGCAAAATACGCCGACCCCAGTGAAGTCTTAGAGAAGGCTAAGAAAAGCCTTGATGGACTTATCGAGCGAAACATCGCAACCAAGCCAAGCTATGTTGATGACGAGCTAATTCCTTACCTTGATGTCCTAGACAAGCCACGCAACTATCCGCTGACACCTTGGCCCCAGCTCAACACAGTAATCGGGGGATTGCGACCAGGTGCTTTATACATCATCGGAGCTCGGCCAGGTGTGGGCAAAACCATTGTTGGCTTGCAGCTTGCCTGGCACTTGTCAAAGTCTGGACCTGTATCGTTTCACAGCCTTGAGATGGGCAAGACAGAACTCTACAACCGCATCATCTCTCAAGAGTGTGAGGTGTGTCTCGGCAACCTAGAAAAGGGAGTGCCTAGAGATCACGAGTGGGAAAAGATTGTCAGAACAATTAGGCAGACAAAACACGAACTGGCTATCCACGACAAGTCAGGTCAAACCATCCAGCAGATTAGGGCACTAGCAAACAGCGTTAAGAATGACGGCAACCTAATGGCAATAGTTGTTGACTACCTTGGCTTGATTCAGGACACCGAGAAGGGCCGGAAGCGATACGAGATGATTACCGACATCTCCATCGGGCTAAAGAACCTTGCCAGAGATCTAGAAGTACCGGTCATTGCACTAGCCCAGCTCAACCGAGGCCCAGAGCAACGAAAGAACTCCGAGCCTGACATGGCAGACCTCAGAGATTCAGGTGGTATTGAGCAGGATGCTGATGTTGTTATCTTGCTGCACCGAGAGCAAGTCGAAGGTGACAAGGAATGGGAGAAGTCCCAGATGATTATGAATGTTGCTAAGAACCGACATGGCACAACAAACAAAGCTTGGCTCGCTTTTGAAGGACACCACGCAAGAGTGCTGGATAAAGATGGCAAAGGCTAAGATTATGGCGTGGATGACAATGTGGCCTTGTGTTGCCGATGTGGAGCAACTTGGAAGGTCAACACGCATAAGCGAAAGAGGAAAGACCTCAAGTGTCAGTCCTGCCGGATGCACCGAGCCTTGGTCATCAAGTACGGCTCAGAGAAGTGCATCCCTTGGCAAGGTGAGTTTGACAAGGCAACCCTCACCATCCCAGTCTTTGACGGCCAGCCAGTCCTACCTGGCATTAGATCTTGTGGACACACAGACTGCACCAACCCCAATCATGTCTTAGGTGACCACTAGAGTAAACAAATCAACAAGAGATAAGGAAAAGAGATGGCAAGCATCAAAGTAAAGGGCACCATTAGCCGAGTATTTTACGAAGGCAAGGGGCTTGAAGTAGTCGAGTCTTATGAAACTAAGTCCGGCGAAACAATAAACAAGAGATACACAGTATGGCTCAAGCAGCCAGGTCTATTCGATGTTGGCGATGTTGTATCAGTTGAGGGGCTTTACAGCTCTGAGATTGACAACTGGACCAACAAAGATGGCGAAGCCAAGCAGTCAATCAAGGTCAGCATCAACAACCCACAGGTCACACCTGCCGACCCAATCGCAACTATCAAGGGCATCTTTGAGCCGACTCACTCGGAGCCAATGCCCTTTTGAGGAAAACACTCCGTTGGCTAATCCCTACCCTCACCGCTGGGTTGCTGTTCAACCTATCGCTCAACACCACTAGCCCTTTGGGTGGGTGGGGGTTAGCCCTCGGTATTCTCTACACCCTTGCTGCCATACTTGGAGCATGGGAACTTTATGGCAGAGGTAAGCCTTAGTGTTGTTGGCGATCCTGCCAGCCAAGGCAGTCACGCCATCATGCGGGGCCGAATAGTCCAGGTCAACAGCAAGAAACACAAGGCTTGGCGAAACGCCATTACCCAAACAGCCCTAGAAACCCTGCCAGCCGACTGGGAACCCATTGACGAGCCCTGTGAGCTTATTGTCAACTTCTACATGCCAAAGCCAGCATCGGCAACACGCTCATTGCCTACTGTCAGCCCAGACCTAGACAAGCTCATCAGGGCAGTCGGGGACAGCCTCACAGACTCAGGGGTGGTAGTAGATGACAGCCGGATTGTCAGGATCTCAGCCCGAAAGCTCTACGCGATAGGCATTGAGCCAGGTGCCACCATCGAGGTCAGAACCCTCAACTAGGGGTTTATTGCGACACGCCGAAAAAGGCAAAAAAACCTAAAAAATACCAAAAAAAGCCAAAAAAGGTGCTACTCTGATTACATCAGCTCAAGGGGAGCTGGTAGAGAGGCACCAAATGTATCAGGTAATAGAAATCATGAAAGCCCTCAAAGTATCAAAAGAGGAAGCAGTCCAAATCTCAGATGTTGTTGACAATGAAGCTTTGCTTGATTGGTCTGAAGCAACTGCCACACAATACAAAACTGCTTTTAGATTAGCTCAGCAGTTTATTGCCAACGGAATGAGCTGGGAATGAAGGGCTGGCTACTTACAGTCAGCATCTTTCTATCCTTTGGGATGGTGCTGGCGATTCAGCAATACAGCTTCAATCTCGGCTACCTCATCGGGGCAGTCCTACTAGCAATTCATTTCTTTGTCATCGCACTTTGGTTTACACGCAAGGGTGTCAGATGAATCAGAAACAACTTGCCAAGGTGCTTGAGGATGCAAGGCTCTGGACCATTGCCGAATACGAGGCAAAGACAACACCAGAAACCAACAGGTATCACATCCAGAAACAGATCGCCAGGTTAGAGCTACTTCACTACATCGCAGATACCTACATAGAAAAGAGAGAACATGCCCAACTACAATCCTGAACCAATCGAGTTTGCAGTCATGGACTACAACCCGAACCAATACAACTTTGGAGTAGCAAAGTCTGACGGCATCTACATGGGCAGACAGCTAATGAAGGATGAGGTGTTGCGACTTATCAAAGCTGCTTACCCTCAGCCAACCAAAGCGATCACAATCATCATTGACCTAATCGAGGGGGTGCCAGTTGATACAGATAGCCGTTTCTCAGATTCCACAAGATAAGCTCGCTGCCTACAACAAGGGAAGGCGTGACCAGCTCAACGCAACCTGGTCAATCATTGAGGCTCTACGCATCGAAGGTGTCCTTGACATTGCAACTGGACACATGATCCTCAACGAGCTACACACCATTGACCAGCGACCAAAGGTGGAGATGTGAGCGAGCTACAGGACATCATTGCAACCAGCACAGTCAGAGCGTTCAATTCTGGAATCAGGCACGAGCGTCAGCACATCATCAAGTTGCTGGCAGAAACAAAAGATGAAACCCTTTGCACCTGTCATGGCTGTGAGGAATGGCTAAACGCCCTTGACTATGTGATTGCCAGGATAGAGGGAACAATCCATGACTGAATACGAGCAGGGAATCATCCAAGGCAAACGCCAAGAGCGTGAAGCCATCCTTGAATACATTGTTTATCATCCACAAGCAACACTCAATGACATCGTTGAGGAAATCAACTACCGATACAACTACGATGAGCGACTAAGACTAGGCGGTATCAAGTGGGACTCACTATTCAAGAAATCGAGCTAAGGCTTGAGCTACTAACTATTCAGCTTGCCGAACTTGCCAAGATAGTCAACGAGATTGAGGAGAGGGCAGAGTGTTTAGATCTTACGAGCGACAAGCCCTAAAGCGAAAGGCCAGTGACATCTGGCACAGAGGCTACGCTGCCGGATACAAAGACTCACACTATGACACGCTTGAGTTTTTTAGTGAGCAAGTCATCCTGGAACTAAGACAAGATGCAGTCCTAAGCATGACTGCAGACTTAGACACTTTGGAAAGAGTTGTCGAAATCATTGAGGCGGTGAGGGATGATGGGGAAACACATCGGCACGAGAGCCAGGACTAATTGGTTATTCCAGCTACGCTATTACAGATACAGGTTGCACTTTTACATCGGCAGACTTGTCAAGGCTTACATCACACGAGGCAGAAGCTAAGGGGCACAAATGCTTGAAGGATTAGAACCACCAACCAAGCTAGGATCTTGCAAGGTCAGAGAGATACTTGAAACCCTAGAGGCTAAAGATCAAGCAATACTAAAAGCAGCACTGATAGACCCACATTGGCCAACGCTTACTTTGGCTCATTCACTCAACAGCCGAGGCATCCAGATAAGCGAACACCCATTACGCAAACACAGAGCCGGAAGGTGCAGCTGTAATGTTAGAAAACCTTGAGCCAGCACCAAAGCTCAACCCACCAAAAGATTGGCGGCCAGCAGTCCAGTTCGATGGAACGACAGGCGAGGCAACCACACCACCGACCACCGGCAACCAGCCAGACTTTGACCAATTCCTAGTTGATCAAGGTTTCGACCCATCCCTGATTGAAATCTACGGCCCAATCAGGACATCTCGTTGGCAACAGCGTGAAGGTGGGGATTGGCTGGTTAGCTGGCGGTTCAACTTCCGCATGAAGGCAGACCTCGATGTTGACCTGCCGACACTTTACGCACAGGCAAAGAAAACTAAGTTGCCAGTCAGAAAAGAAACCAACCAAGGCAAAGCACTTGTCATCGTGCCATCCGACTACCAGGTAGGCAAGGTAGGCAGCAGAGGCAACACCCAAGACCTAATCGCCAGAGTCTTTGCAAGCTACGAACGCATCGAGCAGAAGCTAAAGCAAGGCAAATACGAGAAGGTCATCATCCTCGATGCAGGGGACATGATTGAGTCAGTGTCAAACAAGGCAAGCATGGCTCAACTTGACAGCAACGACCTCTCACCCTTCCAGCAACAAGACCTAGCTGCTGCCTTGCTCTGGGATCTAATCAAGCTTGCTCACAAGTACGCACCTGTCACCTACGCATCAGTCGGCTCCAACCATTGCCAGTGGCGAGTCAACGGCCAAGCAGTCGGTAAGCCTGGACTTGATGATGTCGGCATTGTCATCCTGCAACAGCTAAGGCGATTGAGCACCGAGCTAGGCATGGATGTTAGCTACCTTATCCCTGACCCTTACGATGAGTCATTAGCCTTTGATGTGTTTGGCGATGAGTTTCACATCCTTGCCTTAGCTCATGGACACCAAGCTGCCCGACCCAACGGAGTACCTGACTGGCTTATCAAGCAGACCTACTCACAGGGTCCGATCTCAGCCTTTACCACCTTTGTCAGCGGTCACTTTCACCATGTCCGAGTTGAGGAACTAGCACCAGCCAGCAATGGCGGATCTAGGTATTGGGTCCAAGCCTCGACCAGCGACAACGGCAGCGATTGGTTCAGGCTAAAGGCAGGAAGCGAAAGCACAACCGGAATTGTCTGCTTTGAGCTTGAGCGTGATGTTCACTTCACCGGCACTGTTTACAAACTCTAAGTTGCAGGAAAAGAGAGAGATGAAAATACTAAACCTGTATGCCGGCATCGGTGGCAACAGAAGGCTATGGGGAGGGGCACATCAAGTGACGGCTGTTGAGTATGACCCAGCCATTGCTGCTGTCTATGCTGACCTTTATCCAGATGACGAGCTCATTGTTGGCGATGCTCATGGATACCTACTAGAGAACCACGAGAACTTTGACTTTATTTGGTCCAGCCCACCATGCCAAACACACAGCTCGTTCAGATACAACATAGGGGTCAGATTTCGAGGCACCAAGCCTAAATACCCAGACATGACCCTGTATGAGGAGATCGTATTTTTACAGCACAACAGCAAAGCCCTTTGGGTTGTTGAAAATGTCATCCCTTATTACAAGCCACTTATTGAGGCAGAGAAAATCAACCGGCACCTTTACTGGGCTAACTTCCCAATCGGTGAGTTGCCAAAGATAAAAGAGAACCTAAGAGAGATACAGATACCTGGACTCCAAGAACTTCATGGCATTGATTTGACTGGCTACAAGCTGTCAAACAAACGCCAAGTGCTGAGGAACTGTGTCTACCCAGAAACAGGCGAGGCCATACTAAACAAGGCCATTGAGTTTGCTAATCTGCCAGAAGGAGAAAACAATGAATAAAACAGACGGCATCCTTATCGCAGGTGGTGGTGGATTCATCGGTGGCTGGCTAGTCAGGTCACTACACAACCAAGGCTTTACCAATGTCCGAGTAGTTGACATCAAGCCACTTGACCGCTGGTACCAAGTCTTTCCCGACTACGACAATCAGGTCATGAATCTACAAGATGCCAACGCTTGCAAGGTTGCAGTCCAAGGTATGAAATACATCTACAACATGGCCGCTGACATGGGTGGCATGGGCTTCATCGAGCTACACAAGGCCGATTGTATGTTGTCAGTCCTAATCAACACCAACCTGCTACAAGCTGCCAAAGCAGAGGGCATAGACAGATTCTTTTACGCATCATCGGCCTGTGTCTATGCTGCCGACAAACAAGAAACCCCTAATGTACCTGCACTCAAAGAATCTGACGCTTACCCTGCTATGCCAGAGGATGGCTACGGCTGGGAGAAACTATTCAGCGAACGCATGGTCAGACACTTCCAAGAGGACTACGGCATTCAAGGCCGCATCGCTCGATACCACAATGTCTATGGCCCAGAGGGTACCTGGCAAGGGGGCAGAGAAAAAGCACCTGCAGCCTTATCACGCAAGGTTGCCCTAGCTGTCCTAACAGGTGACCACACCATTGACATCTGGGGCGATGGTGAACAGACTCGCTCGTTTACTTACATTGACGATGCCATCTATGGTTCAGAGTTGCTATTCAACTCAGACCTAGACCAGCCAGTCAACATTGGATCAGATGAACAAGTGTCTATGAATCAAGTCGTTGACATCCTTGAGGACATCGCCAGCATTGACCTAACACGCCAGTATCAGCTTGATGCACCCAAAGGTGTGAGGGGCAGAAGCTCAGACAACACCTTCATCAAAGAGCAGTTAGGTTGGGCACCGAGCATTACCTTGCGACATGGA